TTGGCAGTAATATTATTTGTAGCCACCCCACCAAATTGAACGCCTACTTGCGCCGTTTGACTAGATCCGGCACCGAAATTTGTATTGAAATATGCAGTCACATCTCGCGCAAAATCCCAAGTCTGATGCTCCCCACCAATACCTGTTAAAGTATCAGTGACCGTATTGTCGCTAAATGCTGCCGCACCTAATTTGATTCCTAGCAAATATGAGGTCATCGTAGCCGCTACAGTGTAGTTATCACTAAGAGTCACGACCATATAGACAGACTTAAAAGTTCTAGAAGTGACCTCGGGAATATAAACCGTAACAGCAGAGAAATCAAAACGTGTGGCCGCTGTTAAACCCGTGATTCTAGTTTCAAATGGAACCTCTATCGTTTTCGATCTTAAGGCCACAAAAACACCTACTTGGGTTTATTCTTTACCCTGATCGTCATCTCTGAAAAGTCATCCGAAAATTCAACCGTCACACGAGTCAAATAATCTACATCGTCGAAAATCATTCCCATAGAAGTCATCGCCGGATCTACCTGTAGCTCGGATAATATATTACAAATTACTACTTGCGATCTCTGAGCTATTAAATCCGAAGGCCCCGAAAGATACGCCGGAAATTCTAAGTTCATTTCGCCTCTGGGCTCTTATCAAAAATCAAACATGGATTGAAATCACTAATCCCACCTAAGAGTAAACCCGAAGGCAAAAACAGTCCATTACCAGGGCGAACATCATTTAAAAGCCCAGCATGAAAAAAAATCACTTGATCTATGGGCCTAAAGTAAATCAAATACCCAGCAGCATGACCATGGCGCCATAGCTTTAACAGATTACCTAGCTGGTTCTGATCTATCTCTTTATACCCAAAACTCGACTTCTGAACTGTTTTTGTGTCCAAAAAAGCCGCCTGATAATGATCACTAACGATAAAATCAAAAGGCGTGCGTACGCGTATAAGCTGCCGCGCCCCTACCTGCTTACACCCATCGGGGATGCGAATAACCTCTAAATCATACAAAGAACACTGCGAAACTAGTCGGTTTTCCCAGTTCTCACCTGTGCGCTTGGCTAACTTTCCGCGCATTCGACGCTTATATAAATCCTCGGTAGATAGCTTTCTTTGAGAACCCATTGACCTATTCTCCTATTATTCCGATCATCCGTGTATGAGCGATGCCGATGCAAACGAAAAAAAATTAATCAAGAAACCTAGAAAATCTAGAAAACCAGGGCATTTAGTAGATCCCATATCTGTGAAGAATCTCGCTAGCTTAGGTATGACCTTGAAAGATATTGCAGACAATCTAAATACTAGCTGGACTACTCTACACAGAAGAAAAGAACTCTACGAGGCATGGCGAGCCGGCAGAGAAGACCTAAAAATGGGAATACGAAAAACCATATTCAAAAAAGCCCTAGTAGAAGATCATTGGCCAGCGCAACGATACCTAGCTGATCACTTCCTACAATGGGGTGATGGTACCACGATAGAAGACCTCAAAGATGTAGTAGACGACTTAAAACATGAAACGACAGAAAACAGAGTGTTCATCGCAACACTAGGGCCGGTAATCGATGTCACCCCCACAAATGCAGAACCACCAGCAATCGATACAGAAGTCAAGAAGTCGGACGACACAGGGACTTGAGCTCCGACTTTATAATCCACATCGGTTACAGCATGAAATGCATATCTCCAATGCTAGGTTCAAAATTTCTGCGTGGGGTAGGCAGTCCGGAAAAACTACATGGGGCCTAAATCACATCCTACTAAAAGCATGGAATAGACCAGGGACCCGATACTGGTTTATGAGCCCTACAGAAGATCAGGCCCTAGATATCTATCGTCGATGTCTAGGCATTCTTTGGAACTCCCCAGAAGCTATCTTAAGCAAACATGACTCGAGACTTCGAATTCAATTACTCAGTATGTCCACGATAGAGTTCAAATCGGGAGGGACACTACATAATCTACGCGGACCGGGATTACATGGCGTAGTAATTGACGAAGTTAGGGATCAACACCCAGATCTTTGGCCCTTGGTTATACGCTCTATGCTCTCAGTAACAAAAGGGTGGGCGTCTTTCATTTCTACCCCTAACGGGTTCGATGAGTTCTTTGATATGTACGAAGCTGCTGCGTCAAAAAAGGATTGGGCCCGATGGCAAGCCCCATCAGTGATCAACCCATATTTCACACAAGAAGAATACGAAGCCGCCAGAGCAGATATGACCGATGCTCAGTTCAGACAGGAAGTTATGGCCGAATTCTTGGATCTAACCAAGGGTAAGGCCTATAAGTTCACAGACGCTAATATCAGCGAGGTTACGCCATTTAGAACCAGTGATTTCGATAGAGTCATGAGCGATAACTTACCTGTCGTAATAGGAATGGACTTCAACCTAAACCCTATGTCCTGGACCCTAGGACAGACCGATGGCAATCGATGGCACTGGTTTGATGAGGTCTACCTAGAGGATTCTGATACACAAGAGGCTAGCGAAGCCCTAATCCACAAGTTGAGCTACTACAAAGCTAGGAATCTACTACGATCTTCCCCCCAACTAATTATCTGTGGGGATGCCACGGCGAAAGCTGGTCAACGCGCTGCCGCTGGCAGATCAGACTATGACATAGTCTTACAAAAACTGAAATCCGCTGGCTTTAGCTTCGTTAACGTCACACCAGAATCGAACCCACCAGTTAGGGATCGAGTAAACGCGGTGAATCAAAAATTCAAGAATGCTGCCGGCGATATCCTTTGCACTATATCTAGAAAGCGATGCCCAGAGCTTGTAAAGGACTGTCAAAGGGTAGTCTGGAAGTCCCCAGGCATCTTAGATCAAACTAGAGACCCAATGAGAACCCACCCAACCGATTCGATCGGATACCCAATTTGTGAGCTCACCCCGATTAAACCAATAAACAACGTCGGTAAGCTCAGAGTCATAGTTCGATAGACGACCTATCCAGTCCAGTTGCAATATACAAGACCCTGTGAAACGCTTCGAACATGCGGGGATTTGATTTCTATAAGCAATGGGCTAATAAACGAGACCTATATCTAGAAGAAATACTTGATCATTTTCGGATCCAAATAACTGCAGAACTTCACGAAGTCTTTATTCAAATGATTGCCGCGGTTAGCCAGGGAACCCACCAAGATCTAACATCGGCCATAATCCGAACATCCGCGACTAGAATAGCTAGAATAATTTATGAGCTGCGTCAGACTGCTATGGAATTCACTGCTAGTACAGAGGCAGAAATCTTAGCACGTATCACCAATGAACCTATAAAAGCTATACCCATATCGATAGATCGGCCCCTTGCTGGGCATGGCCAGGTAATAGACCGGGTGATGTATTTCCTCAGAAAGCTCTATCGAAAGCTAGAAAACACGGCAGACATGTATCGATCTAAAGGCGAAGAGGTTCCAATCCAAGACCTTTTAATGTGCCTACCGAAACTCAAAAAATTAGCAGACACTAGACGGGTATTGAGAAAAGTCAAAGAGGCACAATTCGACGATAACGATGAATTACTGAAAGACTTTTCAGTTCAATTTCTCACTGATACCGATTGGGATCGCATCGAAGCCGCATATAAACGAAAATACATCCCGATAGGTAGAGACCCGGACACATTCTACTTTAGCGGCAAAGGTAGACGTAAAGAAGATCGGGTTTACGGATGGGAGCTAGAAAACGATATCGTTTATGATTTCGTCCAGCAGGTAAGAGACGGACAAATAGCAGCAGCAAATGAGGCCGGCATCAAGGACTTTGTGTGGATATCTGTTATAGACAATAGGACTGACGATTGTTGCCTTTGGCGTGATCAATTGACAACTTCTGAAATCGAAGCTCAACTTAAATCGAAGCGCAAAGAGGATGAGTGTCAGGTAGTAACACCTCCAGCTCACCCGAATTGCAGATGTACCCTGGCACCATCTGGTGATGAATTACCAGACATACCAGTCTCCAATAGGACGGAGTTCGAAGCATGGCTCGAGACCTAGACGAAAAAAAATTACTCAGAGCCAGAATCCTAAAAGATAAAGTCAGCTATAACCCTGATACTTATGAATACGATGACAAATTCGTCCCAGAATCGTCACCCGATTTTAATTCAGCGCATACTACTATGGAAATGATTCGCGCTCTAGAAACGGATAAATCCATAGATATTTCTGGGAGTTTTCTACAGATCACCAAAGACTCAAAGGGTTCACCTATATTGACCCCCAAGCGGTTTCACAATCGAGAGTCATTCTTTCAAGCATGGGGATCTAATAAACAGAAATTTAAAGAGTTTGATTCATTCGATACATCTTCAGCCATAGACACCGCAGTAGAATCTATCAGTGACGACTTTATACCCTTACTAGGCGGTCCATTCTATAAACAGCTCTACCAATTCGATTATCTGAGAATGCATTCGCTTTGCTTCTTCGCATACCATCACGACCCAATAGCGAAAGCTGCCGTAAACATCATTCATGATTTCGTTCTTGGACGAGGATTCAAAATCAAATCTGAAGATCTACAATCCTCTATAATTTGGGATGCATTCAGCGAAGTAAACGACTTCGATAAGCATTGTTCAGATTGGCTAAAAGAAATGGAAGTCTATGGGGAACAAATGACTTGGTTTCTTCCCAATCACCTAAAGGGTGCTTGGTTCGGACCACAGGCCGCCCCACCCACTTTAAAAGGCGCGATAATTCCACGAATTACACTGATAGACCCTTCTGCTATTTGGGAAATCGTGACCTACCTAGAATCACAAATTCCTATTTATTATCAATGGATTGCACCGACACAATATCAGACATTTACGGCACCAGATGCCCCAGGGAACAAATTCATTTTTCAACAAATACCGTCGGAGCAAGTCATCCATGAAAGACTTAATGCGGTCTCTAATGAAAAGCGCGGTCGTTCAGATTTGTTCGCTGTACTTGGTTATCTTAAGCGTCTACGTGACGCTAATAACTACTCTATACTTGGGGCTCTCAAATCGAGCGCCTGGTCTATCGATACATCTATTGAGGGTTCTCAAGAAGACGTTGACGCATATGCTGAGTCTCAACAGGAAGTTGGTACTATCCCACCCGCCGGCAGCGAATTCATCCACTCTAATAAGATTACTCGACAATACATCGGCAATGAAGGAAGCGGTCGAGGAGGTAATTCTAATGCGTTCGAGTGGTGCCTTTCTATGATTTGCATGGGCCTACGTATCCCTATATCATATTTTGGAACCCATCTTTCCGGTGGCCAAACTCGTGCAAGCGCCCTAACTAGCACCGAACCAGTCACGAAAATGTTCGAGGCTAGACAAATACTTCTAGAAAGACATATCAAAAAACTACACAAACGAGTTACTGGCAAAGATTGCGAAGTCACATTTCCTGAACTCATTACCCAGGACAGATCGGCCAAGATCCGAGACATAATGTCTGCACAAAGGGCTGGGTATATTTCCCTAGAACGGGCCGCCCAATTGGTAGCTAAGGAGCTCAACATCACCGAGTTCGAATTTAAAGAAGAACAATTAAAGATTCAATCCGAGGAGCCGATAATAGACCCGACTGTAGAAAATCCTTTGTCGGCACCAGGGAAGGAGCCGGCGACTAAAAAACCGTCCGCCCTAACAGGGGATGAAAAAAAACAGATTAAGGATCAACATGCGAATTGATCAGAACACAACACTAGAAGAAATCGTAGCTGATCCAAAGAAGTTTGGGCTGCCAACCTATGAAGAATACTTGAAAAATCCAAATCTAATGCCTAAAAACCTATCGGCATTCGATTCTGTAGACAATGGACCACAAAGACTATTGAAACAACACATCCAACGTGTACGATATCTTTGGAAGGGTTATTACTTCGACAAACTCGAACAAGTCGAAAAGGCCATCACGAGCGACGGCCATAATCCTTTAGACCTAGACTATCAACCGGAACTAATCCCACAGGGCGGTGGGAAGTGTGATGTCCTAGTACGATTCGTCGTCAAAGGACAAGAAAGCAAGGATGCAGCAAGGACACTCAAAGGTAGTTGAACCTGCGAATATTGTAAAAAAAGGTCAAGAACCTGATTGGGAGCGCGCGAAAGACGCCGCTGCGAAAACATTTGGTAAAAAACCAGACCAACTCGCAGACGATGACTATGCCTTAGTAACCTACTTATTTAAGAAATTCACAGGACAAGAGACCACAGAATCCGACACACAAAGCGCATTCACACAATTCGCCCGCGCGGGCGTAAAAAAAGAATCTCTAAAAAAACCTATTTCAATAGGATTCAGGCCCAACCTACTTGAAGCGCAAAAAAATGTAAAAGGCTCTAGATTCGAAATCGTTTTAATCGAAGAGGGCCTGGGTAATCTGAAAGATGCATTTTACTACTCTCCCCAGGCCATACAATCAGCGGTAAATATTTTTGAAGGCTCTGCGATCTATGCAAACCATCCCTCTAAAACCGAAGAATATGATCAGCCAGAACGCACAGTAGAGAAAAAAATCGGACATATTGAAAACGTGAAAGCCATCAAATCAGACGACAATAGAATGCTCTGTGTCGGTGAGGCCGTAATCCTAGAAGGCGATGCCTATGATTGGGTCCGAACTCTATTGACCCATTCTTTAAAGTACAAAGAAAAGCACAAGGGTAAAGAGTTCATCGGATTTTCTATCAATGCCTCTGGTGATTCTATCGAAGAAGATGCCTCTACTGTTCTAGAGAGCGCACCACATTCTGCACAAGCCAAGATTCAAGAGGCTATCAATTTGGGCAACGAAAAGATTCGAGTAGTAACGGAAATAACGGAATGCGTTTCCTGCGATCTGGTTACACAGGCCGGCGCTGGTGGGCGTGTTTTGAAAATTTTAGAGGAGGATAAAATGTCCAAACAGAAAACAAAACAGAAGGAAGCCGATGGCGAAGAACAAAAACCGCCACATGCTGACGAGGAACAGGACAAGGCCTTAATCGCCGACATGATTAAAAAACACATAGGCGATAAAGAGCTAGGCCAAGAAGAGGCCGGAACAGTTCATTCCAATGTTGAAGCCTATATGGAAACAGGTATGGAGAAGGAAGAAGCCGTCAAACACGCGGTCGCTGAATATAAAAAAGAATGCATTAAAAAAGAAAAGGCCGCGCAAGCGGAATCACAAGAAACCCAAGAAAAGGAGCCTTCTGTGGAAAAGAAAGAAACTCAAGAAGCTGGAGAAAAACCTCCGGTGAAAGAGTCCAAAGAATCGAATGAAACAAATCTTAAGGAAACTGAAACTTCAATTAAACTGACGGCTCGGGTAGCGATGCTAGAAAGTGAATTGAAGAAAGAACGCCTTGAGAAATATATCGATCGTAAACTAGCAGAGAGTGGTCTCCCAAGGGCTGCTACTAAGAAATTCTCGGAAATGTGCAAAGGTGAGTTTGCCAGTGAAAAGGATTTCGACCTGAAGTTTAAGATCTTTACCGAAGCATACAAAGAAACTGCATCTGTAGATTATGTGACTAGCACTGATAAAGGCCACGGTGGTGAGACCAGTGGTAGCTTTAGCCTTGCTGATTGCGTAAACGATTAACGAAAGGATTAACCAATGAGCGGTTTAAATACACTGCGACGAAAGATAGCGACCAAATCAGCTTTTGAGAGTGCCAAAGCTGTAATCGCGTCTGATGTGTCGTTTGACCAAGGTGATTTGCTCTATTTCAATACGAGCACTGATAAAATTTCTAGATTGTCGTCTGAGGGTGACGCCGCTACCTTTTTAGGTATTGCGCCCGTTACTATCTCTAATGGAAAAATCCCGTCCCCATATTCTACGCCGGTAGATGCTTCGCGAGCTATTGCGGATATCCCTGGCCCTCAATATGGCGACATTCATGCATGTTTGTTAAAGCCTGGCGATACTCTGGCAGCCGGTGACAATGTCTATGCATCCCCATCGGATGGCAATAGATACGTTTCCGTGTCGGGTACTAAGGCAATAGGTATTTATCAAGGTGGTGCTGTCACTGGTGCATCTTCGGATACTCCAACTACAGTAGAAATTTTGATCGGATGCCGATACCCCAACGATACGTTGAAGTTTTAAGGAAGGTGAAATATGGAACAAACTACTACTAAGAACTCTCTTAGAGAAGCTAACCAAAAGATCACCGAGAAAATTTGTAAAAACTCAGATGAATTGAAACTCAACGCACAAAGCCTAAAGGCTCGATGGGGAGTGGATGTTCTGAGTGAGAAAGATTTTCCGGTAGCTTCTGGTTCATTTAGCTGGAAAAAATTGATGGAAAAAATCGCTACTCATCCAAAATTCAGAGAGGCAGACACGGCTAGCGTGTTCACTCAGTTCTTACGGGCTGGCGTGAACGTACTAGCTACAAATGCCTATATATCGGCAGACGATACATACTCTGATTGGGTTCGCGTGGTGAATTCAAAAAGAGCATTCGAACTCTATGCGCCTTTTCAAGGTGTAGGATTTCCTAGACAGGTAGGACCTGTAGAGGTTTTCCCAGAAGTTCGT